CTGAATCACATTAATGATTCGGATAAAGATTTTAAAATTGAGGGTAAGGGTATTAGATTTGGACTCTCCGCTATTAAGTTTATTTCTGATACTATTGCTGATCGGTACATTGCTGCTAGACCGTTTGCTTCTTTCAAGCAAGTAGAAGAGTTTACTTTTACAAAAGGTAATGGTGTAAACAGCCGTGCACTACAAGCAATGAACGCTATTGGTGCTCTTACATTTCCAGATAATCCAGCAGATCAAGAAAAGGTAAAAGAAAATTTATACGAATACCTAAATCTCCCTGAATTCAATATGCCAGTTCCACAACATTATTATGCATACATAAATGATATTGAGGAATATGAGGAAAAGGGCGCATTTATTTTAATGGGTATGGTAAAATCAATTAAGAGATCAAAAGGATGGTCAAGGGTAGAGTTGTTAGATAAAACAGGAAGTGTGGGTATATTTGATGAAGAAAATACAACCATTGAGGCTGGTCGTACATATATCGTTTTGGCTAATGATAATCGTATTGTTAATGCCGTACCTGCCGATGAAATAAAAGAATCTAAAGATCCCTTGGTTAAGTTTTTAAATTATAAAATGTTGCCTTACAAAGATGATGAAATGTTTGTAGTTTCTTTTAAGCCAAGAATGACTAAGGCAGGTAAGAAGATGGCATCTTTAACTCTTGCAGATGCAGGAAGAGATTTACATGCAGTAACAGTATTTCCAACAGCTTTTCCTAAAGCATATATGAATGTAGAAGCAGGAAATGTTTATAGATTTACATTTGGCAAAACAAAAGATGGCACAGTGATAATGGAGGACGTAGTAAATGTTTGATGAATTAGCAGAAAAAGTACATAAGAATGCAGTTGAAAAAGGATTCTGGGATAGACCAGCAGACCCTATATTTATTGCAAAACAAATGATGATGATTGTTTCTGAGGTATCAGAGGCTATGGAGGCAGTTCGTAAAGATATGGATCCAGATCAGATATCAGATGAGTTTGCAGATATTATTATTCGTACCCTTGATCTTTATGCTGGTATTGCAGAAGCAGGGTATGTAAAGAAATCTCTTGACTATGCTATTAAAGAAAAGATGGAAAGAAACTCACACAGACCAAAGAAGCATGGGGTAAGATTCTAATGACAGTCACAATAGAAGATGTATTGGCGCAGTTAAATCCTAAACTACGTAAGAGCGTATTGGTTGGAGATGCTGTACCAAAGACCGAATATGCAGCAACACCAAGCTTTGGGCTTAATCGTGCTCTTAACGGTGGCTTGCCATACGGAAGACAAGTACTTATCTGGGGCAGCAAGTCAAGCGCTAAGTCATCTTTGTGCTTACAGATGATTGGTATTGCACAAAAAGAAGGTAAGGTTTGTGCTTGGATTGATGCAGAAATGTCATATGATAAAGATTGGGCAGAAAAACTTGGTGTTGATACATCTAAGTTAATAGTGTCACAAGCTAGAACAATTAATGAAATGGTAGACATTGGAATTAATCTAATGGAGGCTGGAGTAGATCTTATTGTTGTTGATAGTATTACTTCTCTCTTGCCTGCAATTTATTTTGAAAAAGATTCAGATGAATTGAAGCAACTAGAAAATACAAAACAAATTGGCGCAGAGTCTCGTGATTTTAGCAACGCATGGAAAATGATTAACTATGCAAATAATAAGGTAAAGCCAACTTTATTTGTTTTGATTTCTCAATCTAGAAATAATATTAGCGCAATGTATACAAGTCAACAACCAACTGGTGGTCAGGCTACAAAGTTTTACTCGTCTACTGTTATTAAACTATTTTCTTCTGAATCAGATAATCAAGCTATAAAGGGGAAGATACATGTTGGGGATAAACTCATTGAGGAAAAGATTGGTCGCAAAGTTCGTTGGGAATTACAATTCTCTAAAACTTCGCCTGCCTTCCAAAGCGGTGAGTATGATTTCTATTTTAGAGGTGACAATCTTGGCATTGATACTGTTGGTGATCTTGTTGATACCGCTGAACTTGCTGGTTTAGTAACTAGAACTGGAGCATGGTATCAGCTAGAAGACGGAACAAAAGTTCAAGGTCGTGAAGGACTAATTAATAGAGTGCGAGAGGATTTGGACTTGCAAGATCAGATAAGAGCCAAACTTTCAAATGTCTAATTTCAATACATATGCTGGAAAATTTTCTTGCAAAACATGCAGGGAAGAAGTTAAAAGTATTAGGATATATACAAATACTGGAATGGGTACATGGCTCTGTTCTAAAAAACATTTGACCGAAGTTCAAGTATATCAAGTAGGATATAAAAAGAAAAAGGACTATGAGCGAGAAGAATGAAAGCAAAAGAATAGGTGCCAAGCAGCATAAAAACTCTGGTAGAAATACCAAAAAGGGTGATGCTACTTGGAGAGATTTTGTAGTTGATTTTAAAGAATCATCTAAATCATTTACGCTCAATAAAGATGTATGGGCTAAAGCAGTAACAGATGCAATTAAGGCGGGAACTGATAAATCTCCAGCCATAGTAGTAATACTAGGAGAAGGAAATAATAAAACTCGTCTAGCAATTATAGAGTTTGATTTATTAGATCAACTTACATGGGAGGATAAAAATGGAGCAGAAGGAACAAAGTAAAACTACTATTGAGATGGTCAATGGGCTATCTGAAATAGCAGACTATATGCAAGATGAGGAGCTTACTGCTGCACTCACATTTATTGCAAAGATTATCATAAAGCCAGATATACCACTTAATGTGGCAACTTTAGAGATAGTAAGGCTACAGGCTATAGCAGCAAAAATGGCATTTAAAGCAACATGGATGACTAATGTGGACAAGTCGGATATATGTAAAAAGAATATATACTACACGGCAGCAGAAGCCATAAACGATTTAGTATCTGCTCTCAAGTACATAATTCGCTAACTGATATAATAGAGTAAAAGGATTATAATGACTAAAAACTTGATAAAGCAGATGATGAAAAAGGTGGATGAGAAATCTCATATACTTGATTCCTCTGCCCTTATAGAAAAAATTAATAGTGGCTACATAGCAAAACAGCAGCCTAAATTTACAAAGAAAAAAACTTTTGCCCCATCTGGACTTGTTTATGGACATGGAGAATGTCCAAGGTATTGGTACCTTGCATTTGAAGGCAACATATTTGAAAGCGATAACGATGCCTATGATGTTGCTAACATGAATGCTGGAACTATGTCTCATGATAGAATTCAACAGGCAATGCTAGATTCTGGAGTAGCTAAAAAGTTTTTAGATGAAAAATATTTTGACGAAACTGGCAAAGAAAGAGATACAACAGAATTCAAGGTTGCTCATTCAGATCCTCCAATTTTTGGTTGGGGAGATGCTATGCTTGAAATAGAAAACGAAGAAGTAGTTGGCGAAATTAAAACAATGAAGTCTGAATCCTTTGAATATTATAAAAATAAAGGAGAGCCAGCAGATTATCATGTTAAGCAATTAATTATTTATATGAAAATATTAGGAAAAGCAAAAGGTGCATTGATTTATGAAAATAAAAATAATCACGACCTTCTTGTGTTTCCAATAGAGGTAACTGAGCAGTATAAGAATTGGATTAATACCGCTTTTGACTGGATGAGGGTTGTCTATAAATCTTGGAAAGATAAACAACTTCCACAGAAAAATTATAGAACAAACTCTAAAATATGTAAAGGTTGTCCAGTAAAGGCAGCGTGTGCATTGGCAGAGCCAGGGGTGGTAAAGATTAATTCTCTGGAGGGGTTTAGTGAAACAGTGTGAAAGATGTGATAATCGCTTTTCTCCAAAAGTAACTTATCAAATCTATTGTAGCGACAAGTGTAGAGATGAAGCTACACGAGAAAAAATTGCTGAACGCTACAAAATAACACGTAGACAAAAACGCAAAGGAAAAATAAGAAAATGCTTGGGTGGTTGTAATCAAGTTCTATCTATATATAATGATGATGGATTTTGTTCTAATTGCAATGTTAGTAAAAAAGCAGTAGATAAAATGTTAAAACAAATTAAAGGATATTTTGATTATGAACAAGACTGATCAGCCTAGTCATATCTGCGCTATTGATGCAAGCACTAACAGCCTTGCTTTTGCATTTTATACATACAAACAATTAACTGGGTATGGAAAAATAAATTTTAATGGCTCTAATATTTATGAAAAGGTTCAAGATGCTACTGCTAAAACTAAAGCATTGTTTGATCATTATAATATGATTAATGCTATTGTTATTGAGCATACCGTTTTTATGAATTCTCCTAAGACCGCAGCAGATCTTGCTCTAGTTCAAGGTGCAATTCTTGGAGGTGCGGGACTATCTGGCATATCCTTAATTGGCAGGGTATCACCAATAACATGGCAAAGCTATCTAGGTAATAAAAAACTAAATAAGGAAGAGCAGTTACAGATAAAAACAGCAAATCCTGGTAAATCATTATCTTGGTATAAATCATATGAGCGTGATTTTAGAAAGCGTAGAACAATAAAATTATTAGAGATTATTTATGATAAAAAGATTGATGATTATGATGTAGCAGATGCAGCAGGTATTGGGCATTGGGCTATAAATAACTGGGAAAAGGCTGTGAAATTTGACAAGGACTAGGTATGGCTGGTAAACTATATACAAATGAAGTGTGGCTTAAAAAAAGATATCACATGGACAAAAAAAGTCCAGAAGATATAGCTAAAGAATGTGGGGTAAGCGTGGAAACTATTTACGTGTATTTGGCTAAGTTTGGACTAAGGAAGTCAAAGCGATGAGCGATAAAGAAAAATTTATTATTAAGGTTGATCAGGTCAACCATCCGTACCACTACACCACAGATCCAAGCGGTGTAGAGGCAATTGAAATTACTAGACACAGAAACTTTAACATAGGTAATGCTATCAAGTATCTCTGGAGAGCTGGTATTAAAGATGAATCTAAACATATTGAAGATTTGAAGAAGGCTATCTTTTATATTCAAGATGAAATAAATAGACTAGAAGGCAAATATGACAAACGCAGAAATAGAAATCGTAAAACACCTTGATGAGGTAAACAAAGTTGTTGAAGAATATCTTAAGGGAAATGATCCCACTAAGATTTCTAAGACACTAGATTTGCCACGTACTCGTGTCGTAGCACACTTAAATGAGTGGAAGGCTATGGCATCTGCAAATGATGCAATTCGTGCTCGTGCAAAAGATGCATTAGTAGGTGCAGATGCACACTATACTAAACTAATTCAGCAAGCATACGAGGTTATTGAAGATGCCACAACCACAGCAAATCTTAATGCTAAAACTGCAGCAATTAAACTCGTTATGGATATTGAAGCAAGACGAATTGATATGCTACAAAAAGCTGGCTTGTTAGAAAATAAAGAATTAGCAGAAGAGATGGTTGAGATTGAACGCAGACAAGAAGTTCTTGTTGGAGTTCTTCGTGATATTGCTTCAACACATCCAGAGGTTCGTGATTTAATTATGCAAAGACTTTCAACAATTGCAAGAGAAGGGGAAGTGATTACTGTTGTCCACGATGTTCAATGATTATCTTGAAGCACTTCAGGACAATCCCTTTGAAGAGAATCCAATAGATGTAAAAACATTTGTTGAGTCTCCAGACTATTTGGGACAGCCACCACTGTCTCAGATTCAGTATGACATTGTTGAGGCAATGAGCCAGATCTATCGTAAAGAAGATTTACAAGTACTAATGGGGACTGAGGCTGGTGATAGGCACTATTCAAAATATACAAAGAATGAAATTATTTTACAACTTGGAAAGGGTAGTGGAAAAGACTTTGTTTCTACTGTTGCCTGTGCATATGTTGTATATAAACTATTATGTTTAAAAGATCCTTCTAGATATTATGGAAAGCCATCTGGAGATGCTATTGATATTATTAACGTTGCTATTAACGCAGAGCAGGCTAAAAATGTTTTCTTCAAAGGTTTTAAAACTAAGATTGAAAAGTCGCCTTGGTTTGCTGGAAAGTATGATCCTAAAGTAAATTCTATTGGATTTAATAAATCTATTACCGTTTACTCAGGACACTCAGAGCGTGAATCCCATGAGGGTCTTAATTTGTTTATGGCGGTACTTGATGAGATTTCTGGATTTGCTACAGAGGTAGGAACAGGAAATGATCAAGGTAAAACTGCTGACAATATATATAAAGCATTTAGAGGTACAGTAGATTCTCGTTTTCCAGATCTTGGAAAAGTAGTTCTTCTTTCATTCCCTAGATACAATGGTGATTTTATTTCAAAGCGGTATGAAGAAGTTATTATGGAAAAAGAAGTGGTAGAGCGTAGACATAAATTTATTATTAATGAAGAATTACCAGAAGGACCAGACAATGAATTTGAAATTGTTTGGGAAGAAGATCATATTCAAACATATAAATATCCCAGAATGTTTGCATTAAAAAGGCCTACATGGGAAGTAAATCCTACTAGAAAGATTGATGATTTTAAGATTGCATTTTTAACTGATATAGGTGATGCAATGATGAGATTTTTATGTACCCCCACGTATTCATCAGATGCTTTTTTTAAGCAAAAAGATAAATTAGAAAAATGTATGACACTAAGAAATCCCATAGATAATCATAAAAGATTTGATTTGACTTTTAAGCCAGACCCTGATAAAGTATATTATGTTCATGCCGATCTTGCACAGGTTCATGACAAGTGTGCAGTTGCGATTGCACATGTTGAGCGTTGGGTAAATGTTCAGATTATTAAAGATTATGAACAGGTTGCCCCAATTGTTATTGTTGATGCCGTTGCATGGTGGGAACCTAAAGTAGAGGGTCCAGTAGATCTCTCTGAGGTAAAAAAATGGATTATGAACCTTCGCAGAGAAGGCTTTAGTATTGGTATGGTTACGTTTGACCGTTGGCAGTCCTTTGATATTCAACAGGAATTAAAGGCGGTAGGAATGAGAACTGATACCGTTTCAGTAGCCAAGAAACATTATGAGGATTTGGCTATGATGATATATGAAGAGAGAATCGCAATGCCTATGATTCCTTTGCTTCTTGAGGAGATGAGTGAGCTAAAGATTATGAAAAATAATCGTGTTGACCATCCCCGCAAGAAGTCAAAGGACTTAGCAGATGCCGTTTGTGGGGCGGTATTTGGGGCAATATCACATACAAGTAGGGACTCTAATCTAGAGATTGAGGTTCATACTTGGAGTTCTGCCTCACGACTTGCAGAAAAACAAAGTAGTATGGTAGAATTGGATTCTAAGGAAATACCTGAAGAAGTTCAGGACTACCTTGGTGAATACAAACTAATATAAACGATGAATAATACAAGGAGAAAAATGAATTCATTTAAAAAGATTGCTCTTGTCTTGGCTGCAGCCATCATGGGCACACTAGTAAACGTTCCTGTAGCTTCTGCTGCGCCTATGTCTGTCGCTTTGACAGTAAATGGATCTGCGCCTGCAACTGCTGGAACTTCAACAACAACTGCTGTAGAACTTCCAGTTCCAGCAGATAACTCAGTAGATGCTGCAGATGCTCTTAAGTTTGTTGTTACTGTAGACACAGGAACAGCAGTAACTGTATCAGCAACAAATGCATCTATTATTCTTGCAACAGCAACCGCTGCTGCACCAGTAACCGCATCTAGCGGTTCTGCATCATCAACAATTGCAACAGGAACTGGCACAACTGCTACATTCTTTGTCTTTACAAAGACTACTGCAGTAGGAACAGTTTCTATTACAAATCAAGGTGAAACCAAAGTTTATTATGTACAAGGTGCTGTCGGAAAGATCAATGATATTTCGGTATCAGGTCTTGATGTTGGTGCTTCAGGTACACAAGTAACTTTAACCGTAACCGCTAAGGACGTATTTGGAAACAAGGTATCTGGAAAGTCAATTACCGCAGTAGTTGCTAACGGAACTCTTGATACTACAACTGCTACAACTGGTACTGGTCTAACAGATTTTGGTACACGTGATTTTAAGGTAACACTTCCAACCGCTGGTTCGGCTGCTGTTATTTTCTCAGTCACAACTGCATCTGATCTTGCAACTGCTGTAACTGGTTTCAATACCGTTACATCATCTGTTGCAAAGAATATTGCTGTCCGTGATCTTGCTGCAGAACTTGCTGCAATGACTGCTGCAAAGACTGCTGCCGATGCTGCTCTAGCAACTGAAAAGGCTGCTCGTGCTGCTGATGCTGCAACCGCTAAGGCTGCTGCTGATGCTGCTGCTGCAACTGCTGCTGCTGATCTAGTTAAGGCTAATGCAGAAATTGCAACGCTAAAGGCTAATGCAGTTATTGCTAAGGCTGCTGCTGATAAGGCTCTTGCTGATGCATCTGCTGCACACGCTGCAGAACTTGCTAAGGTAAAGGCTGATAATGATGTAGCACTAAAGGCTGTAAAAGATGCTTTCAACTCACTTGCAAAGAAGTGGAATGCAAAGAATCCAAAGGCTAAAGTTGCTTTAGTTAAGTAATTAATACTTAAAAGATAGGGCGGGATTTAAATATCCCGCCTTTTTCTTTTGCAATAAAATGGTATAATTAACTATATAATTACATATATAAGGGAGATAAAATAAGTAAAATCCTACGCATAATTGCAGTGGTGGGGATTTTATTTGCAAGCATTGGTTTTCCAAACAATGCGTATGCAGACTGTGTTAACTATCTTCAATCTCAAACTATAGCAGCAGCCTATGAAGGCGACGCAGAACCTACAGTTCATACAATGGATACCTGTGGTGGAGACGATACTTCTTATCAAATACCAATAGCAACAACAATTACATTTGATGGTGTTCAATATTCAAATATCTATGCTACAACTAACTCTGTAATTACATTTGGCAATCCAGATAATACATATTGGGCTTATCCATCTACCCCATCTATTTCTTTATATTCTATGGACTGGGTTTCAGGCTGGTATGCTGCACAAGATACTTTAAATATATCTTATTCTGAAGGTGGATTTCAGTTAGATCTTGAAGTAATACCGTTTGGAAACTGGAATGCACCAGTAAGTAATATTAATATTCTTGTAGCAATTACAAATACTGGTGGAATATCTGTAGCATACAGTTATCAAGGACCAGAATATTGTTGCTTAAGAACTGGTGTTAGATTACATGATGGTTCTATTGTTTCATTAGAAGCATGGGGAGCAACACAAATACAACCAGGATCCGCTACACCAACATTAGCGCCAGAACCAGTTGTAGTTGGACCAACACAAGAACAACTAGCAGTTCAAGAAGAAATGCGTGTAACTGCTAACTTAATTGCAAATGCTATTGCTAGTTTACAAAATGAACCTGATCCAGAGCCAACTCCTGTGCAAACTGAACCAGCCGAACCCACTCCAACTCCAACGCCTGAAACAACTTCTGAACCAGAACCAACTCCAACTCCTGAGCCATCGCCCACTGTTGAGCCTTCACCAGAGCCTTCACCTCAGCCAACGGATATAGATCCAACCCCAGAGCCATCACCTGAGCCAACTCCAATTGAACCTTCTCCAGAACCATCGCCTTTGCCATCTCCTGATATTACCACAGATCCAGAAATAGTTGTAGTTGAACCAGAAATAGTTACACCAGAAGATCCTAGATTTCCAGATGAAGATATTGTAATTCCAGTTCCAGATAAAACAGAAAACTCAGAAGTATCTGAAGATATGTCAAGATTACTTGCAGATCTTACTAGTTCACAAACACTTGCAGCATTAAGTCCAGAGCAAAAGGCTGCAGTAGCCTCAACACTTGGTATTAAATCTAGTG